AATTGCAGCGCCAGCGGTTCAATGACGCTTTCATAGAACGCCGCCCATTGGTTTTCGTCGTAGCTGCTGTTTACGATTGCTTCCGAAACGCCTAAATAGTCGTAAATCTTCGTTTTCACGGCCTGCATTTGCTTTTCGTCGATCGCATACGGCTTGTTGTCGATCGGGATATACTCGGCAGCGCTGTCAAGAACGGCAATGCCGCCGTTGTTGTTGATGTTCAAATAGTCCTGTATGAAGTTTTCGCGCATTTCCTTCAAGATGTCGGCATTCGCAAGCTGTGTGCGTTTCAGAATGCCGCGAATGCTCGCGCCTGTCTTGATCGCGGAAACAATGC